CGAACGGTATACCCCACACCGTTGTCAGGCGGTGACGAGGTAGGCTCTTTCTCGACACCAATGAGATGACTCAATGCTCTATCGGGGGTTGAACCCCCGGCGAAGTAAAGGGCGTATCCCATTGGCCAGTCGGGTCTTGCGACTCTGACCGAAGTCTCGACCCAGGACCTGATCCACCAGCCATCCCACGAGGGGTGACGGGCAGGGCAGACTGCGTCAAGCTCTTCGACGATGTGACCATCGCCGAAACCCTCAGGTCCCCATACCCTAGAAGGATAAGGGACGCAATCGATACACCACTTACGAACGCCAAGGAGACGAGCGGCAGCCGGAGAACCGACCGCAGCAAGTCTCTTAGCAAGTCGAAGCGTGATATTGGTTGCATAGAAGGCGGTGGTGAGACTTTTAATCTCACGCTTAAGTAGAAAGGGCCGAACAAAGTCTCCCGAAAAGTAGTCATGCCCGCAGGACTCAAAGAAGAGCCCATCGGTAAAGGATTTATCGGTATTGATGATAAACCCGCATGCTACAGTAACCTCCTGGTAGAGGTCAAAACAATCTCGCGGGATGATGACATCATCCCCATACACGCTCAAATTGACTCCAGTAACGAAGTCAATTTCGAGTTCTTGGCAACAAGCGTAAGCAAGGCCATAGAAAATGAGCGTCTCAAGCTCAAACGTGTATGCGTTGCCCATAGAGGTAAACTTGTGAAAGTTATACCACTTGCCCTCGATATAATATCGAGGACAACGGGCGACGTCAAGGAACTCGAACCAATCAATCGGTAAGAGATCCAAGACAAGATTGTGCGCAATTGTATCTGATGCAGAACTAAAGTCCACAGTGGATAATCTCTCAGAGAAGGCCTTTTGAGCCAACCGCTGATTGACGGACTGATCATTGAGATCAACCCCAAACCGCTTGAGGCGGTTGCGCAACCAAGAACCGACACCCTTCTGATACAGGCCGTTTAAAAGCGGCTCGATACATATAGGGCGATCAGTCTTGGCATCCTTCGGGACAAACGTCAACTCGCTACCAGGCACGAGGGCGACCTCGCGCTGGTCCTGACTGATCCAGCCAGGGAACTCACCGAGAAACTCGGAGAGCAGCGGTTGAAATGCGTAGGTGCACTCTAAGGTTGAAGTCACCTTATTGTAGACAGAGGTTTCGCCTCTGACTCCGTACGCGGCACCAGGGCCGAAACGGAAGTCCAACTGCTCTAAACTAGGAACGTCTCCTAATATTCTCTGGATAACGCGCCGGGCCCTGTCAAGGACCCTTTGAACGCGTTGGCTAACGCCATGCCCAGAGAGATCTCGGAAACGCTCATTAGTGTCGCAGCAGTGAACTTCGGCCTCAATGAACTTCTTCATCGCGACTAAGCGCCGATCAATACCCGTAGGTAAATCAGGAAACTTAGACAACAACTTGACAGCTGAGTAATCAGCATAGAAGTCCGCGGACTGAGAATAGTTCAGGGGGTTCACACCCTTCCGAACTAGCTGTTCAAACTCGCCATACTTGGCGAGCAAAGAACAGGACAGCGACACCGGAGTGTCGAAAGCCTCCCAGACTCGCTGAGCGTACGTAAGTGCGGTCAGGCGACGATTCGGACGCCTCCCATTTCGTGTACACGACATGGTCACTCTCCCGATCCCGTTTTAGTACGGGAGCTCGAACTTCTCGAAGGCGTCCGTGACGAAAGAATTCGCCAGAACGTTCTTCAAGAAAGCTTGCAGGTCCTTGCGGTCCTGAAGCGAGCAGCGCTCAGGCAGCGTTGCCGTCATCTCGACCATCGGTCGATACGAGACGGTCGGCGCCGGAGCGATACCGGAAACGGAGGAATTGCTCACCGTTTCCATCTTCGGGGTTTCAATCCGAAGCCGAAGCTTCAGATTGCGAGTGGCAGACTTGGCATCGCCTTGAGGGCGCTCGAGCTTCACCACCAGCTTATTATAGCCGATGTAGATGCCCGCAGCGCGGTCCTCAAATTGTGCCTCGTCGGCAATCGCCTTCGCGGGAGCGAAGACGTGAGACACCGGAGTGCCCTGACCATCATTGATGGTGATATTTGCGATTTGAGCCAATTTGGTTCGAACCTGATGTTGCAATCATGATGCCCCTTTACAGAGGCGATCCCTTCTGCGCTTCTCTGATCGAGTCCAATAGAGACCGACATTCTGAAAGAATGTCAGATAGACGAAGAAGCGTGCGATCGACGGACCTGGTTGGGATATTCGTCCCAGGAGGATCCGTCTTTCTACGCGCAACGATGTCTACCCGTTTACCGGGCTCAATAGGGTTTTCTTTCATGAGAAACTCCGAAGGGGGTTAGGCGGTCGTTACGTAATCTGCCTGATGAGGGCAGTCACGGTAACCAGCTGATTAAGGCTGAGATCAGCTGACACTCGGAACGCAGAGGACAACGGAGGGGACCAAACCCCCGGATGCCTCTCGAAACGCATCTGCTTAAAAGTAGAGCGTCTCTCACCAATACGATAAGGGCCAAGGCCCTGATAGTATGTACCAGTATCCGTACGTCGCCAACTCCACCCACTGTCCAAGACGGTTAAGCCGTCAAAGGCAGAGAGAGTCTGTAGGTAAGAACCTATAGACATGAAGTAGTCAGCGACCCACGAGAATGGGGTGAGTTCCCATGCGACGGCAAGAGGGTTGGTTAGACCCAATTCAGCTGCCGCCCGAAGGTTCGGATTTTCGACCTTCACAGTTACCCAACATTTCGCCAGGTAGCTGCGTTTTAAATCGACCCGAGTTTGGGCCTGCCAATCTGCATTGTTGCTGAGTTGCTGAATCTCATTCGTCTCCTTGAAATTGGAGGCGGTGAAATGTTGCAACCCTGTCTGATTTAGAGTACGCCTTGCGGCGTTCTCTGCAGCAGACTTAGCGTCAAGCAGCAAGGACCCCCAACCGAACTTATAAGAAAGCCAGTTGGATGCAGCACCTTTAAGACTGGTGAGGTCTAGGAGCTGCGCGACCCTTCCGAAGTTACCATGACGAAAAGCTCGATAAGCTTTCGCATAGGTAGAAGCCTTGTCGACAACAAAGTCTAAAGTCTTCTCAGCTTCGGCGGCTGTTACCCCCAAATTGAAATCCGATTGAGCAAGTTTCTGTTGCAGTTTTATCGCTGCAACATCGACATACTCATTAGGAAATCCATTATCAGAGGGGTAACCGAGGTTAATAGCACAAGACACTTCTTGTATTGGGTACCTCAAAGGGTCCCCACTATGTCGAAGTTGTTTTGTGAATTTCCCCTCGCTTTCACGGATTATGTCCGAGCAGCGAGTGGTCGGAAGGTAACCATTTTCCTTCTGAAACCTCTTCCAATTAGAAGTTCTCTCACCTGAGAAAATTCTCTCAGTGTGATATGTCTGCACACGTTCTCCGGGATAAGTACGTACCTCTAACAAAGGCGGAACTACAGGTTCGGAAGTAAATCCGTAAATGTAGTCCGTATAAGTTATGAAGTCTTCCTTAGAACCGGAGTAGCTGCGTGGCATATTGAGACCTTCTATTTTCACCAGCGGGACCGGTAATCAACCGGTACAAGCACGTAAATGCCCCGCACCCTTCACCCTAGTTCACACTAGAGTGTAAAAACATCCTCTTTACAGAGGTGCCTTTACGGGCAGATGAGACCCCCTTGGGAGGGG